GGAAAGAAGATGCAGACACCTGGAAAGCAGACCGCATCTACCTCTCCCGAGACTCCACGGAAAAAGACCCTACTGTACAGGCTCTCGGTATTGGCGGTCAAATCACTGGTGCTCGTTCTAACCTTATCATTCTTGACGACGTTGTTACTACGTCTAACGCTCATGAATGGGAAAAGCAACTTCTGTGGTTGCAGCGAGACGTTGTAACTCGTCTCGGAGATAATGGTAAGTTACTTGTCGTAGGCACACGTATTGCCTCCAATGACCTCTACCGAGAGATCCGTTCGGCTGAGCACTGGACAGGTGGCAAATCACCTTTCTCGTACCTGTCAATGCCAGCCGTTCTAGAATTTGATGAAGATCCTGAGAAATGGGTCACGCTATGGCCTAAGTCACATCTACCCTGGGAGGGTTCAGATGAAGATGTCGTTCCAGATGAGGACGGTTTGTATCCTAAATGGAACGGGCCAGCACTCTTTCGTAGACGAAGCGAAGTTAGCCCTAGCGCGTGGGCATTGGTTTATCAGCAACAGGACGTACAAGAGGACTCTATATTTTCCCCTCTCGCTGTCCAAGGTGCTACTAACCGAATGCGAAAGAGAGGGCCACTGCGAGTAGGCACTCCAGGGCATCCTACAGAAAAAGGCAACTGGTACACCATCATGGGTCTTGACCCAGCGATGAGTGGACGCACTGCCGCGGTAGTCATGACGGTTGACCGAGTAAGTCGCATGCGATATGTACTCGATGTCGAGAATATGTCTGATCCTACTCCACAGAAGATTCAGAACTTGATTGAAAGATGGGTTGATAAGTACACCCCCCACGAATTGCGTATTGAAACTAACGCGCATCAGAAGGCTTACGCCTTAGATACAGATTTACAGCAGTATCTAGCCTCAGTAGGAGTTAAGTTCTCTGGGCAATTTACTGGCAAGAATAAATGGGACACTGGTTTCGGCGTTGCGGCTATGGCTGGACTTTTCGGAACAGTACGCGGCAAAGAACACCAAGACGATAACCTGATTGAACTTCCTTCACAGGACGGTTCAGAAGGTGTTAAGTCGCTAATACAACAGTTAATCACATGGGAACCTAATACCAAGGGTAAAACCGACTGTGTGATGGCGCTCTGGTTCTGTGAACTACGCGCTAGAGAAGTGATCGGTGTTACCCGTAATGGTCAGGCTCACATTAGTAATAAGTGGGCTACTAGAAGTCAACTCCAAAATCGCTTCACACTTAATGTGAACGATTATGAATATGGAAACGAATAGGAGAAACACATGGCACCAAAGAAATCATCAGAATTATCAGATGTTCAAAAAACATATAAAAAGAAACTCCGCCAAGAGCGATATGACTACTACGAAAAGTTAGGCAATCCTTTAACAAGATTGGCAAAGGCTGGAATAAAAGCAGCGCCAAAAGCAGCAAAGGCTGCCATTAAGTATGCTCCAGGCGTAGGTGCGGCTAAAGCACTAGCAAAGGCAAGACCAACTACAGGTGCATCAATCGCTGGAGCACGTCCAAAGATTAACAAGGAACAAGCCATGGTAGCGTCAAATCGTTATCAGGCTCAGGCTCCTAAATCTAACAAGGTTAAGATTACAGGATCAGGAAGCGCCAGTTACCAAAAGAAACTTGTTGCTACTCCTTCAATGCGCGGTTCAATAGCAAAGACTGTAGAAATCAAACCTAAGTCAACTAAGAAACTGCCAGTTAAAGCATCAAAAAAGATCAACAAATAATTTTTTTCAAACTTCGTTAGGACAATAATGGTTGCAGATATTGATACTATTGCTAAGCGCGTTGATAACCTCAAACAGCGCCATGCAGAACGCGATATTCGCATGGAGCAAATCCAGGCTGTCCGCAAGGGTAACATGGTGGATGTATTTCCAGAAATGTTCCCTGAGGGTATGCCTCACTCTATGGTTGCCAACTTCATCGATGTTGCTGCGCGCGATCTAGCAGAAGTCCTAGCACCACTGCCATCATTTAACTGTTCAACAGTATCCGTTGCTAATGCTAAGGCTCGTTCCTTTGCTGATAAGCGCGGCATGATCGCTAACAACTACGTATTCAATTCACGCCTACAGTCACAAATGTACTGGGGCGCTGACTGGTATTTCTCCTACGGTTTCCTTCCTATTCACGTAGAGCCAGACTTTGAAGATAACCTTCCTCGTATTCGAGTTGAAGATCCTATGGGTTCATATCCTGAGTATGATCGCTTTGGACGATGCGTAGCATACGCCAAGCGTTATATGAAAACTGTACATGAACTTGCTAACGAGTTCCCAGAACACGCTCCTGCACTTCTCGGTCGTCTAGGTTATGACCGAGATAACAACATGGATGTTGAACTTATTAAGTACATGGACAAAGATCAGACTGTCCTGTATGTACCTTCACGCAGTAACTTAGTTTTGAGCCGTATCAAGAACCCACTGGGTAAGATGACTGTGCGTATTGCACGTCGCCCTGGAATTGATGATGAGTCTCGCGGACAATTTGACGATGTTATCTATGTACAGATGGCTCGTGCTCGTTTTGCAAATCTTGCTATGGAAGCGGCTGAAAAGTCAATCCAAGCACCATTCGTTGTACCTAGCGATGTAATTGATTTGCCTATGGGGCCTGATGCGATTATTCGCACATCCCAACCACAAGGTGTCGGGCGTGTCAAACTTGACATTCCCGCTGCTACTTTTCAGGAGCAATCAGCACTCCAATCTGAATTACGACTTGGTGCTCGATATCCTGAGGGTAGAACTGGAAACATTGACGCCAGTATTATTACTGGTCAAGGTGTCCAGGCGCTACTTGGTGCTTTCGACTCTCAGATCAAGGCTGGTCAAACCATTCTTGCTGAGGTGTTCGAGGACATTATCAAGTTGTGCTTCGAAGTAGATGAGATGCTATTCGATGAAGATAAGAGTGTTAGAGGAACAGCGCAAGGTACGCCGTACGAGTTAAAGTACAAGCCAAGCAAAGATATCAACGGAGATACTTCTATTGAAGTCCGTTATGGTTTGATGGCTGGATTAGACCCTTCCCGCGCCCTAATATTCTCTCTCCAAGCACTAGGTGCTGAATTAGTATCAAAGGACTTCATCCGTCGTGAACTTCCATGGAGCGTTAACGTAACACTGGAAGAACAACGAATTGAAATCGAAAAAATGCGCGATAATCTTACTGCCTCTATCACAGCAACTGCACAAGCAATTCCTGCGATGGTCGCACAGGGACAAGATCCATCTGCGCTAATCCGTAATATTGCCGACGTTATTGAACGTCGTCGCAAGGGGGAAAACATAGAGGATGCTGCCTTGGCAGTGTTCACGCCTCCACAGCCTGAACAACCAGCGCAGCCAGAGATGGCTCCACCAGGCACACAAGGCCCAGTAGAGCAGGCGCCCCCGTCCCCAGCCACTCCTGGACAACCTTCTGGTGGGGCCTCTCCACAACAAGCACCACCGCAAGATTTAGCAAGCATTCTAGCAACGATGGGATAATATGATGGCAAATCGTAAGAAAGTCATTGACTTAGACACTTACTCTGCCATGGACGCCTATGCGATTGCTTTGAACGAGTGGTACAAGTCTCTACGCCGTGCAGGTTTTTCACTTGATATGGCCTATTGGATGATACTAGATAAAGAGTCTTTCCCTTCGTGGATACTCCCAGTTAAACCGCTAGAAAAAATTAGCGATGAACCCTATGAAGATGATGATGAGGACTAATACATGGCAATTCAGCAAAAAGTATCAGGCATGGGAAAGAACTCATCACGCACAGATCGCAACCTTGTAGAAGGCACACAGCGCGTACAGCGCGATGCTAAAATTCAAAATGCATCTGGTGGCTCATACAATGCTCGCAGAACTAACGAAGAACTAGCGCAGGGTTCTGTTACAGCACCTACAGCAAGTAGCGTAACTGGACAACAAGAATATATTAATCCAATCAAGGCTATTCCTGCAACTGCATATTCAGCCACACAGGTGCCATTATCTCAGTCTGCCCCTGGTGGCCCTGGAGAGAACACAGGTATGGCAGAACCAGTAGATGCTATTGATCCTGGTTCAGTTATGGCTCGTGCTTTGCTTGCAGCAAATCCAAACTCTAGTCAACTAATTGCAATCGTAGAAGCCTATAACGAATTGGGCATTTAATGGCAGAGAAATTAGACGTATACAAGCAACTTTACTCTAAGTCATCTCTACAGGAGACAAGAAACCGCATGGTTTCTATGGAATTGGGTTCTTTAACACCTGATAAGTTTGATAATTTTACTAAGATTGCTAACAAGTACCCAAATATCAGCAAAGATTTGATTACCTCTATGGTAAAACAGGGTCTAACTGCTGATACTCCTGGTATTGGAACCATTGTTTCCGTAGACGGTATTACAAAACTTAAAAACGACATGATGAATGTCGATAAGATTAAGAAAACCGTAGCATCTGACCGTGGAATTGTTGGTCAAATTGGAAATGTACTAACTAATGCTATCTACGATCCTTTTAAGGCTACTACTCGTGTAGGTTTTGCTGGACTTCGTTCTATTTATGACCTAGCAACTGTTAATGCACGTGATATTTCAGCAGGTCGTCCTCCAATGGCTGATCCAATGAATACTTTCAAAAGCACACTAATTGGTTCTCTTATAACTGATATTGTTGACGGTGGCGGTGTAGATACAGGTTCTGGATTCTTTATTGATCCTAAATCTAAGGTCGGTAAAGATCAAGCCAAGGCTATGCAAGCCTATGGCAAGATCGGTGGAGACTCATTTACTATTGGTCGTTGGGCTGCTAAGAGCATGGCTCAAGATCCTGATACAACTGCATACAAGATCATGTCTGGCACGATTGATGCTGTACTTAACATTGGTTTAGATCCTACTGTATGGCTAGGGCCTGGCTCAGTAGGTAAGATTATTCAAGGCGGTAAGAAAGCCTCAGAGTTAAAACTTGCTGCTGAACCATTTACAGAGGCTGCACAGAAGGCTGCACTTGCTGAGAAGCAAGCAGCGCTACGCGCAGAGCGCAAAGAACTTTACAAGACTGGTAAGAAAGAAGCCGCTAAGCAATACAAGCGCATTGATACCAGCCTTCATAAAACAGCCATGGAAATTGCTGAGTTAGAAAAGAAGTCTAATAAGACTCTTGTAAGCACGGTAAAAGAACTGCTTAATACAGAGCAAACCATTATGTTCCCAGGTGGCGATGCAGTTGCTGATGATATTGCAAGTCAAACTTTATCTGTTCCTGCAGTGGCTAACTGGTTTAGCACACATGAGAAGGTACGCAGCGGTGAATTAACTCGCGCTATCGACGCACTTGCTGCAGAGTCTAAGAACACTGGTGGCTTCTTTAGAGGCAACATATTCCTAGATGAAGTACCAGAAGCAGGTAAGATATCTGTAGGCGCTCAGGAGCAGTTTGAGTATGTAATCACTGCTAGAGGCGATCAGAAGTTTAATCTTCTTGACTTGGCTGATAACTTTGCCAAGGCAACCCCTAAGCAGGTTGCAGAAGAAGCAAAGAAGCGCGCTAAGTTAATTGATGCAATCCGTGGTCTATCTAAAAAGACTGACGATACTACTCAGATGCAGATATTCCAGGAACTCAGCACTAAGTTAGATCAGCAAACTGCAAACCTAGAAGGTTTCCATGGAACACTATTTGCCGTTGGCGATGAACTTGTTCAAGCAGAGTCACTAGGATCACTTATTGGTCAAGTTGCTAAGTACAAGAACCCAGAAGCGATGTATGCAATTCGCAAAGCCATTGAAGGCATCTGGAAGGTTGATGGATTTACTAACATTCGTTCCATCTATGGAGAAACTGGTGGTGTAGTAATCACCAATAACTCAAAGATCGGTGCAAAGGGTGCAGAGATTGCCGTTGCTGCAGCAGAAATTGCAGACCCAACTAATCTTGGCCCTAACCTTGCTAAACTTCTATCCTCAATTAAGGGTAAAGAAGAAGTAATTGCTCGTCGTCAGTATGAACTTGAAGATGCAATACTAAAAGGCAACGATCTAGACGATAGACTTAACTATATCTACTCACTTCGTCAGGCTGCTAACAACGATCCAGAGATCCTAAAAGAACTTATTAACGATCCAGATTACAAGGGTCTAAAGAAAATTTTAAATATTGAAGCACAGGTTGCTGAAAAGACTGCTGGTATTGAAGCACTACGCGTAGAAGCAGGGCTAGTTGATGGCTTCTCTGGTAACGTAACTAAAGATTTTGATAAGCACCTCAAGTTTTTGCTTGGTAAGCGCTTTGAAGTTGTAGCAGAAGTAGTCGCTAAAGAAACAGATCCTGTACGAGTCCACAACCTATTTGGTGGCAAGTTGGATCTTGAACTGACTCAGGCTTTGACTAACGCTGATAACACAGAAGATGTACTAAGAGTTCTTTTGAATCACGTCGGTGGCGAGACTATGGATCCACGCACTGTGCGTGATGCGGTCTCAACTGGTTTGAAACTACAAGCATCTCCAATGGCGCGTCTGGTAGATCCAGCAAACCTAAAGGTAGTTAAATTTGTAGAAAAGGTTGACCGTGTATTCGGACGCCAATATGTTCGCGGTTCGGTATTAAGCCTTGGTAATGGAACAGAACTTCTTAATGGAGTTGCCGACTGGGTAAGTTCTGCTGGTATTAAGCAGGCACTCGGCAAGAACCGTCAAGAAGCATTGATCGCTGAAATCCAACGTGACATATTTAAGGCTACCACTAATCAAGAACGTGGTGCTGCTGTAGTTAATGGCGTAGATAAGATCGTAGATGCTATTGGAACAGACCTAGCCCTAGACGCTAAATTGATTGATGATCTTAAAAAGATTACTCGAATAAGCGGTAAAGAACGCGCTACTCAGAACGCTTACAGCCTGAATAAAAGCGTTACCGACTCTGTTCCACACATTACTGTAACCAATGGCGAATCAGTTGCTATTGATAAAGCACTTATGGAGTGGCAAGCAGTACAAGACTTTATATTCCTTCCAGACACCAGAGCAATCTACAAGTCTGTAGGAAACTACAAAGCCAACGCTGTAATAAGCAAGGCTCGTGCTGGCAAGGTATTACTTGAAGAGTTCGGTGATTTCTGGCGTACCGCTCAGTTGGTTGGCCGTTTTGCTTATGTAACACGCAATATTGCAGAAATGCAAATGCGTCAGATGCTATCTGGTCACAACAGTTTATTTACCAACCCACTTGGGTTTATCTCTACAGTAGTAGCGAACCCAGAGGGTAATGGATTTACAAAGTTCATGTCTAAGTATGCTAAGTTCCAATATGATGCATCTGGTAATGCATTTAAGACTAAGCAGGCAGAAGCAGACTTAGGCGATGCTGCGGTTGGTTTCCGCTCTTGGTGGAATAGACTCAACTCTGCTGGAGATATTCGTTCTAACAGACGCTCTCAGATATTTAATCAATTTAAGGTTGTTGGCAGTGACCACCCAGAGTTCTCAGAAGGTCTGGCTTACACTGTAAATAACTTCGTATCAGATAAGTTCATGTCTGCAATTATCAGACTAAAAGACTCATCTCCAGAGATGCAACGTTCATGGTTAGAAGGTCTTGCCAAGGATTTCGATAATAAAGATAATCCTCTAAGAAACTTTACTGCTAGCATATTCAAAACTAACCCTGGATTGCGTCAGATTTACCTAAAGGATATCTCTGAAGCAGGGCCTGGAGTTGCTAAAGATAACCTGAATATAGACGATATTCTTATTCACTTGTTCGATAGCAGCCAAGGAGATACTGTTATTAGCCAGATTAATGCCGTTGCCGGCACTGGCCCTAAGTCAAACATGATCTTTGATCTAATCCGTGATGGAGAAATAACCGTAACTCGCGGTAACAAGTTAGTTAAGATTAAGGCTCCATACTCAACAGGTGGTAAAACTGTTGCAGAACTTAATGTTCTTGAAAGAGAATTTATCAAGAAGATGGCTGATGAGTTCAAGCCAGAGGATCTAACAGGATCTACTGTGTTTGTTAAAAATCAAGAAGTTGTCTTTGGCCAGATGGACAAGGCATTTACACAGTTCGTTGACAAATTCTTCGAACTAGCCGCATATGCTGAGTCTAAGTTGAACTTTGGCCCAGAGTTCCAGATGGCTTATTGGGACTTTGCCGCAGGATATGCGCCGCTTTTAAAGACAGAAGATTTGATCCAGTTCCGCGCTAATGCAATTAAGTCACTTTCTCCTATCAACAAAAATGGTAAGAAGATATTTGGCCGTAGAAGCCCAGTGCTTCGTGAGATCAACAAAGAGATTGCAAAGCGCCAGAAGAACCCTTCCTATGTTGGTGGAACTGCAAGCATAAAGACTATTGATACTATGGCTGCTCGTGAAGCAAGCAAGTATGTTAAGAACCTATTCTATGATGCAGGTAGACAGAATCAAACTGCTAACGCTGTACGCCTAATCTTCCCATTTGCTCAGGCACATTACAATACGCTAACCAAGTGGGCTGAACTATCTAAGAACCCAACGCCTGCAATTAAGTTTGCTAAAGCATTTGATGCTTTGAATAAAGAAGGCTCGAACGTTCTCTACGATATCAGTGGCGTAACTTATGACCCAGAACAAGGTTTCTTCTACCAAGATACTCCTAATGGCCCTAAGAAGTTTAAGACACCATTTGCAGGAACAGTACTTGGTGCTATGGCTAGTATGACTTCTGGAGTTGAAGGTGCTAGTCAAGCACTACAGATGACTTCTCCAGTACAGTCACTTAACTTAGCATTTGGACAGGTTAACCCAGGACTTCCTGGTATTGGCCCAGTAGCACAAGGATTATTCGCTGCTACAGGTAAATCTACAGCATTTGGCCCTGTTAACGACATCTTGAGAGATATCATCACACCGTTTGGTAAGCCAAAGAGTGCTGAGGACTTCGTATTCCCTGCATGGCTTAAAAAGACTATTGCATATCGCATGGGTGATGAAGCAGTTGTACAGCGTGGAGTTAAAGATTGGGCTGCATATCTTGCCTCAACAGGCAACTATGGAGAGAATCCAATGGCTAGCGATGCTGAAAGAAACCGCTTGTTTAAGGATGCAGAAGCACTATCGCGCGAAGTGGGCTTCTTTGGTGCTCTATTCCAAAGTATCTCAGCAGCAACTCCACAAGATGAAGTGCTTGCAAAAATTAAAAGTCCTGATAACAAGTTAAACTTTATGACAATGACCATGCTTTACGATCATTGGCAGAGAATTACAGACGATAATCCTGGTGATTATGGTAAGGCTGTATCGCTATTTGCTGATACTTATGGCATTGAGAACCTGCTTGTTACCCTTGGTGGAACTACACCAGGAGTTAGAGGCACAGAAGATGCTTGGACTTGGTTGAATAACAACCCAGAGTCAGTGGCTAAGTATGCTAAGGCTCCTGGAGATATCATTCCATACTTCTTCCCTGGCGGAGAATACTCTCTAAAGTATTACAACTGGCAGAAGAGTAGCGGTGCTCGCCGTGCATTATCAACAAATGAGTTGGCAAATGAGGCTGAGTCTCGCGTCTACACTATGATGAAGAGCCAGATTGCTAATGAACAGATTGCTAATGGCTATGGCGATATCTGGTATACAGAGCAGATTGCTAAACTGGATAGAACATTTGGTGGATCTAAGCCAGCGTCTACTATCACAACAGGTGCTGTTCTTGAAAAGATCGCTTCTGTTAAGAACGCGCTAGAAGATCCAGCGTTTAGACAGTCTCCAGTATATAAGGAAACTTCTGAGTTCTACTCAAAGTATAGCGAATTCCAGGACATTCTTAATAAAGCAAAGGTATCTAACTATGCAGAACTCACCTCAAAGGGTGGTCTTGCTACTTTGATGCGTAACGAATTGCGATCTTTAGCAGAGGAACTAATGCTACGAAATCAATCATTTAGTCGTATGTACTACGGCGTATTCGCAGGACAACTGGAGGACTAAAGTGGC